AACAGTCTTGAGATTGATGGTGAGACCACATTTAACTCTAGTGTTAAACTTTGTGGTGGTACTTCTTCCTTCTCCTTCGTTGGTGTTGGACAATCATTAGGAACAACAGCAATTGCTCACCCATCTGGTGTTCTAGGACCTGCTAGCTTCAATCAAAACGTTGATATTGTTAACGTTCTTGCAGTACCATCTTCTGATCCAAAATACAATAGAATTGATACTTTAGGTTCTGGAATTTGGGGTCAAGCAGGTTCTTGGCAGGATGTATCAATTCCTGGTGCTGGTCCTGAAGGTGCAACATTAACACCTCTAACTGGTAATCAATATTATCTACCATTAGAATATCCAGTAGTTGATGGTTACTGGAATGAGGGTGATTATCTATTAATTGATGCTCCTGTTGACGCAGGTCTTAACACTAGACCTGAAATTGTTCGTATTGCAGTTGGTGGTTTAGCACCATCTGAAGCTGCTCCTTATGTCATAATTGTTGAGAGAGAACCACTTGGTTCTTTTGCACCTCAGATTGATACTCATCCAGACGAGCCAGGTAAGAGATCTCCAGTTTATAAGTGTAACATTGCATTTGATTCTACATGGATCACTCAAGCAATTGATGGGGTTAGAGATGGAACTTCTCAGGAAGATGTATATCTAGCAACGTTTGGTGGAACATTAGCAGTTGGTACTGATTATGTTATTATTGATCGTGAAGATACCAATACCAATGGAGACTTCAATCAGGGTGAAATATTCAAACTTGCTACTGCATTAGCAATTGTTAATAAGAAGTTGGAGATTACTAATGGATGCCCATCTGGTGACGTTGTATTCTCTGTTGATAGCGTAACTGGCGAGACAATCATTGGTAACGATGGTATTGATGGGGAGAATGGAAAACTAACTGTTAATGGTTCGTTTGAATTCAAAGGTGGATGTAAGACTGCATCAGCTCAAACATTCACTGGTAGTGCAGTAGCAACACTTTATACAATTACTTCTATTCCATCAGTTGAGGGACTTGAGGTTGGTGATTATGTTGAATTAGTAGACAATGGTGGTACAGTAACATTACCACAAAATAGATTCCCAGAATCTTCTGGAACTGTAAGACTAACTGATCCTCAGATTGTTAGTATTGTTGGTAGTACAGTTACACTTAACGTTCCATTTACAGGATCTGGTAGTGCAACTGGAATTAGCTTCAATGCAACTAAGGATGAGAAGTTTAGAATTACTGATAGAGTCCGTGACATCTTTACTGTTGATGGATGTTCTGGTAACACAGTAATTGGTAATGCAAGTGGTACTATACTAGCAAATAGATCTCAGTATGGTACTGGTTCTGATGCACATACAAAGGGTGCTACAGTTTATACAATCCTTAAAGATCCTAAGGTAGATAACGGTATTGCTACCACATTCGTTAACACTGTCAGCACAATTGGTGCTGGTGATGCAATACTTCCTGTTGATGACATTACTAACTTTGAGGAAAATGATTTCATCTTTGTTGGTTTTGGATCTGGTGGTAATGAAGAGATCATGCAGATCAGTGGAACTCCAGTAGCTGCTTCTGGAAATTCAGGTAATTTACCTGTTACTCGTGTTGGATCTCTAACTAATATTCCTGGTACAGCATCAACACACAGTGATGGTGAAACTGTATTCAGAATTCTATTCAGAGAGAATACAGTTATAACAGCAGATATTTCTGCTGGTGGATCTAACGCTGTTGAGATTGGATTGGAGAACAGTGATGTTGTTCCATTCTTCCTTGATCGTGAGTATTGGATTGTAATTGATAATGAAATCTTCTTTGTAACTAGCAGTATCACTAATTCTGGTGGCACTACGCTTGTTAAGAAAGACTACTTCCATGGTAAATTAGATGTATATGATGATGTTAAATTCATAGGTTCTAACTTTGAGATCACTGGTACAGATAATAATGTACCTATCCTTAAGTTACAGAATAACGAGGAACACCACTTTGAAGGTGGAGCACTTGACATCAACGCTGCTACTGACATAAGTGGCAACTTGAGACTATACCCATCTAAGTGTGTTGAGGATGCCGATGCTATCCAGTTTACTAACAAGTCGTTTACTCCAACATTCAGAGTTGAATCTGAGTCTGGTGACACATTTGTTGGTCGTCTACTTGACGTTGCTGGTATTCAATCAGCAACTCCAACAAACTCTCAACCAATTTTAGATGTTAGAAATCTAGGTGCTAATGGTACAAAACCTTTCACCATTAATCAAGATGCATCTATCAATGCATTTGGTTATACTGGTTGGAAGAATAAGAATGGTGGACATATTACCAAGTTTGTCAATACAGATTCTACTCTTTCTGTCAATATAAATTATATTATAGCAGTAGCTCCTGCTACAGGTGCTCTCATCCTAACACTTCCAATTAATCCTGAAACAGGTGATGTTATCAGATTTACTGAAGTTGCGGGAGCATTAACTTACAATAACTCACTTTGTATTCGTGCTCCAATTGTCGGTGGTGAGCCAGTATCTCTTCAGGGAGATACTTCAGGAACCAAGTTGGGTGGTTTGTCTTCACCATATGGATCTGGTGAACTGATTGTTCAAAATAGAAATGCATCCTTCGGACTCATTTATGTTGGACAATCAGATGGTGATAACTTTATCCCTTCTGTATATCAAGGTTGGTGGTTAACTGAACTATAATGGCATACTATAACAGACTAAAAACTATGAAGTCCGCTCCCGTAGGCACTATCATCCCTTGGGGTGGACAGACTAGTAGTGGTAATCTTCCTGAGAATATACCTACGGGGTGGATTGTTTGTGATGGTAGGTCACATCCAGCTAGTCAATATCCTTTATTGGCATCTGTAATAGGAAATACATATGGTCCTACTGACACATCTATTGTTGGTAATTTTCCTGACTATGAGGAGAGTGATCTTTTTAGAGTACCTAATATGAATGGTAGGTCAATGCTTGACCTTGAGGAATCATATCTACAAGTTGAGAAGTATCAGTTTGGACAACCAGATGTTGTTTCTGTAATTGGAAGTACATCACCTAGTGGAAGTTTAATTTCTGAGGATGGTACTGGTGTTACCCCACCAACCATCTGGAGTGCTGACACGGATCTAACATTTCAATTAGATCCAGTTGACACAATGGCAGGAAAAATTCAAAATATTGCATTAAATGATCCTACATGGTCTAAGACATATTATACTATAGGTAGAAAATTGGGTATTGACCATACACCTGCTCATAAACATAAAGGACAATATACAACAGCATTTCCTAGTGGTAAATATGTTCAGGTATTTGAGGCACCACAGAGCCAAACAACGAGTAGCTATGAATCTGCGAATTTAACTGGTGTTAACAGTAATGACAGTGCAGACACATGGACAAATGGTTTTGGATCAATGACATATTATGATGAAAATAGTTTGGTTCTAACAAATGAATCAAAATCTTTCACACAAGATCAAGTTCCTGTAGCTGGTCTAGCAAGAGATATTCCTAGTATTGGTATTACTGCTGGATTTGCAGACACATATAATTACAATCACCATATGAAACAGGTGACTGGTATATTCCCACCACCAGTAGAAATTTTTGGTGCCTCAAACTATTTGAATGGTGACGTTAGCACTACATATCCAACTACCATCAATCATAGAGCTGAAGATTTTACAGATCAAACAGCAGCATCACATAACCACTTTAGTTTTGATATTTCTATGAACAGGGGTGGACTTAGAATTCCCCCAAATATTGCTGTAAATAACGTACAATCTTATACAGTTAACATTTCTGACATCCCAGATGCGTTAAATATTCTTATGGACAATAATACTCCATCACAAACCGTGTTGATGATCATCAGAGCTTACTAAAATGCCAGTCTTTTTAAATCAAGAAAGAACTAAGATAGGAACAACTACAGGAACGCTTATTGCTTTTCCTCAAGAGTTGGAAGTAAATGATCCTGCAGTTGGTAATAGTTTAACATTATTACCATCTGGTTATTTGAGATGTGATGGTAGGATTTATAATGAAAATGTGTATCCAGCATTAGCAGAAGTTCTTGGAACTGGTGAGACTTGTGCCTTTAAACAAGAAGGAGTAACATTAGCAACTGATCAGTTTCAAGTACCTGATCTAAGATCTAAATTTATTAAAGCTAGTTCTGCATCAGATCAGGGTGTTGTTAATGATAATACAGTAATTAATGCTGCTGGTCAAACTATTCAGAAATCTGGTGTTGGTGTTAATGTTTCATCTAATGTAGGAGCACAAGCAGTTGTTGATATGACAGGACAGTTTAGAGTTCCTCCTAGAGAGGTTACTCTTACGGGTAATGTCGGTTTTACTAGACCTAGGTCTCCAGATGAGGAAATTGTAACTGCAAATGCTATTTTACCACATACACATTACACAACTACTTTTAGATCTAGAACTATTAGACGTAGTGGAAGTGATATATATGAATTAAATTATTATACAACCGCATCTACGATTGGTGTACTTAATTGGTATGATGCTACAGATTCGGGTGATACAAAAGGAGAAGGATGTAGTCTTTCAGAAAGACAGCCTGCATGTAGACTTTGGCAGCAAAATATACAGTGGCAGTCTGGTGGTTGGTGGATATCATCAGGGTTTATGGTAACTTATGAGTATTATGGTATTTGTAAGTCGGGTTGTCTCCAATTTGAAAATAGTTGTTTGATTCCTGAAGGTAGAACACTAACACTATGCTCAACACCAGAAGGTCCTTGCTTCCAAAATATTAGTGTATTGTTAGGTACTATTAGACAAGAGATAGGGTGTGCACCATCAACTCCAACAATGCCTGCTACCTTTGTTGAAGGTGGTGAAAATGTTGGTAATGATAATATGCCTACTACTTCACCCCCTACTGGTGGTGTTTTACAATCATTTGCTTTATATCAAAGTTTAGATGTTACAGATGGATTTTTTAATAAAGGAATAGGACAATGGTCTTATTCTAATGGTGGTGATTCTTTATGGAGCAACTTAGATGATTTTGTCACAGGTGAAACTGACATGGTTGGTGGAACTGGAACTGGAATGAGATTAACTGTTAGATTTGAAGCCTGGCCAGGTCCTGGTGGAGGTGCAACTAATACAAGATATAAAATTGTTGGTATTACAAATGGTGGTACTGGGTATAGTGCTAGTGATATTCTTACATTTTCAAATGTAGGAGGATATGCTCTTAGTTCTGAATCAACTGAATTTAGATTAAGAGTAAATACTACATCTTATGGTACTAACGTTCAAGACTCTGCAGGATATCCTCATAACACATCTTTACATAATGTTTTACCAGTAGATACTGTTGTTGACAATGATAATTCAGTTGCATACCCTCAAGTTTCAAATATTATTGAGACCACTGAAGCATTTGATTATGATGATGATCCTACAAAACATACACATACTATAAACTATACAACAGGACTTACCAATTATCAGTTAAATATACCAGAGACATTTATTTCTACTGATGGAATGAGTGCTTCTATCAATATTAATCCAGAAAGTGATACAAAGATTGATAGTTTAATCCAACCTTTTGTGATGGTAGAATACTTAATAAAGACCTAAAATGCCAAGAAATATTCGTACTAATTATCTAACAGATAAATCAACCTTTGGCAACTCTACGATGCCAATAGGTTCAATTGTACCTACTTTTAAAGCA